TCGCACAACTTCAATCGCGCTGCCACCGACCGCTGCGGCGAGATCAGCGGTGACATCGCTTGCAACGACCACCTGCAACTTTGGCTGCGCTTCACTCGTCGCTTGAGCGGTGGCAAGGGCAAGACATACGGCAACGGCGAACATGCTCATGTGATCGGGCAGGTTTGTGGGCGTAACGATGACATCGACATCATACCACGAGTTAGGCTGCTGTCACACATAACGAAGTCAGGCTCACCGAGTTGAACTTTTTTGCCATCTCTGATGATCTGTTGCTTCACCATGATGATGTATGGTTGAAAGTTGATGTTCACCACAACCTGGGTGAAAACCACTTCATCCCTGTTCGGATCAAGGGAGGGCCGAATGGGGGTCTCACTACAGGATGTCCATGCCTCAAAAGCCATGAAAACAGCATCATAGCAACGTGTGTCCAGCCGCTCGTTGATTCTGTTGATGAGTTCAGTCTTGTCCGATTCGCAAGACAACGTGGATGTGGATACTTCCACCTTTACAGGGTTGCACTCAAGACCATGCACAAAACCTGTGATGGTTCCGTCCATGCGACCCTCGGCAGACATATGCATGGAGTTCTGATGGCAAATCGACATAATCAGACCTGACAGGGCATCAAGACGTCGTTTGCCGCCGATTGAAAGTCCATTTCCCATAGGTCTGATGATTTCTTCGATGTTTTTTCCATCAATCATGGTTTCGCTTCCTTTGGTACCCACAATATACCCTTTATGGCATCCTTCGGGATGGTAACGGGTTCAGATGTTGGGTCGGGTTCAGATCCTGGAACCACGGTGCAACTCCCATCGGCTTCCTCGCGCAAGATCCACATGGGAACAAGAACCGTGCCGTTCATAGAAATATTGTCTGCCCAAGAGCCAACATACTTCTTGGCAATGTTCAGGTCAAGAATCATCATGGAGAACCTGTAACCACGCTTCTTCATCTCGTAAAATACGCTGTCAAAGCTCATGTTTGTGTTCCTCAAACGCTGCGCGCCGGTGTCACACTGGGGTTCTCTCGTGCATCGTCAAGTATGTTGCTGTTCGTCGTCCTCGTTGAGTAGTTCAGCCCTGTTCACCTGGATATCCTTTGGGAAATCCAGAGCGACCTTCACATACCCTGACTTGATGCACACGAAACGAATGATACCAATCGGAGCATCTTTACTCCCGATGATGATTTCTTCGCCTTCCTTTCGTGAGATGACAAGCATGTGTTCCTCTTCTCTAGTTAGTGACCTTCTGATCTTCTACGGTGGAAACATCCGCAGTTTCCTCCGACAACTTGCGTGCGCCACGGGTCATCCACCCCGCGAGGGGCAGACCACGTAGCCATTGGTCTGGAGTGGGGATGAACCCCATGTCCTCGTAGACGTGCTGCTCGGCAACCGTTCTGACAGGAACCTCCTTGCCGTCAGACTTACGCATGATGGTTGTACCGAACACCTGTTCGCACAGAAAGATTCCGAAAGACGAGTGGAGCAGCGCACGGTGGCGGGCATCAGGCACATGAGCCTTCGTCTGGTCGAACCAGTCGTGGATGGCCTGATAATCGCTCGGCTTACCTCCGAAACGCTTGGATGAACTCTTGGCGTGGTAGTACGGATGGCTCATGTCTATGTATCTCCTCTTTTCGCTGTCTACGCCTTTTTGGGCTGACGGTCGCTCTCTTGTTCTCTGCAACCGTCACACATCAGTTCATTAGGCTTTGCTTCATCTGGGGTGAACGGCTCGTAACAGGAAGAACATCGTGTGCATGAACATTGACTCAATGGTTCCTCGCAGTTTTCGCACTCGTATTCATAGAACTCTGGTTCGCTTGTATAGCCGTTGAACTCTGGCACAAGTTCGGCAACAACGCTTCCCGTCCAATACCCGCTCCCATCGCCTGCTCCTGAATCATCGCAGAACATCCAAAAGCAGTCAATGTCGATGCCCCACGCGGACATGAAACAAGACAGTTCTTCGCTATCCGAATACGCCACTTCCTTGTCGCTGTCGATTGGCGAGCGAACGACCGTAGTTCCTTCAGTAGTGCATTCGTCGCTACCGCCAGTGTAGGCGATCTCCACACGACTTATCCCTCGTGACATCAAAACGATGGACGTGCGGACACATTGACGAGCATCGCGGACCATGTGTGGGTCATTCACGAACTTCGCTAGGTCAATGGCGGCAGAAAAATCGCCAACTTGGGTCAGCACATCTGCGGGGATGAGTTCCTTCAGGTCAGGACAGATGGTGACAAGTTCGATGGCTAGTGCAGATGGCTCGATGTCGTGGCTGTAATCAGATTCGTTGTTACGGGCTTTGTTCTTCATGCAACTCTGGAGCATCACGCAAATATTTCTCCTTCCATCTGCGGAAGAGAAGTAATCGTTCCATCCTGCCCACGCAGGGATGAGGTCTTTCGGGTCTTTCGGCTTTTTCTTCATGTCAATATCCTCCAGATTTTGCGCGCCGGTACCTAGATTGATCCCAGTGCCACGATCGCCTTCATGTCATTCCTAGCCTTCAGATTGTGGGGAATGTATTTGTCAACCCTACCCTTCGGGGAGAACATGGATGCCATGACACCAGCATGTTCAAGCCATTCACCGCCCTTCTTGCCAGCGATGTGTTTGCTGTATGGAACATGGTCAGAAAGACCAATGAACGGGGTTTTCTTGCCCCTCCAGTCGGGTTTTTCGGTGTAGAAAACCGTTATTCCATCCTCCAAGACCACCTCCCTTGGCCCCTCCGTAGAATAATGGGACTTGACGGGGAAAGCAACTGCGTTCGAGTCGGGGAGCGGCCACATAACAAACTCTTGCCTGTTTGACTTGGCATCCATATGGGTCATGATAACCTGACCATGTTGGTTGATCCCATAAACGAAAGATCTGCCCGCAACAACATCCCTGTAGACCCATCCATCGTCAAGCCAGGGTGCTGGCTGGAGCAGTTCGCTGCCGAAATCGCTGTGTCTCACCATGATGCGTCCGTTATCCATCAGGAGGGCGCATCCATACATGTCCTCTCCAAGCGGGACAATCTTCTTCACGCCCTTCAAGACGATTGCTTCTCCTTCAACATGTTCCTGAACATCCCATTTATGGTTGCGAGGCCATCTGCTGTTGACCTGCCTATAAAACCAGAGTTGCCCATTGGGATGAATAACCCAATGCCCTCCCTCTGAACAGATATATCCGTGCGCACGCATCCAGTCGCAATCAAGTCCAATGTTCAGGATGGACCCGTCCGACATCTTGATGATCGCACCCCATTCATCCGTGGTCGCAATCTCCACAGGCTTGATCCCAAGAGTGTCAGGCGGCAGAGTAAATGGAGCATCGTGATCTGGTGCGTGTTGGATCATAGTCCCATCGTCATACAGGGTGATGATGCAACCATTGATGCTGGCAACCTGCTTCATGGTTTGCCCTGATTCGCGGCTGTCGAAGATGATTTTGGTTCCTGGCATGGCAAAACTTCTTCTGTGCTGTGTTCCTTATCTTTCACCAACCATGTCCTGGTCAACACCCGTGGTGATGTCGCAGTAGATGTCCCATGCGGCGTGCTTGGATCTCCAGTCAGAGGGGTGACAGCCCTTGAGGATGCTGTTCATGCCCTTCACGGCCTCCTTGCGGATCATCTTGTCGTATGGGCCAAGAAGCCCCGATAACTTTGAGGCGACAACCGCCGCCATGTTCACGACAGAAGGTTCTTCGCTACCAAGACCGCTCCTGATCCAGTCGGCGATGTCAGATCGCATCTGGTCGAGCCACCGCTCGGTTTCTTGACTATTTGGGTCGTGACGAAAACGTAACTTGTCTGAACTAATAGACATGGTGGTCACTCCTCCATAACAAAAAGGTCTTTCCAACAGGTATCACAGATGACAGTCTTGAGCCATTCGCGCCACGCGGGCGAGACTTCAGGCAAGGCACGCTGAATGAGGGTTCCGTTCATCCATGCGCGAAGCCCGTCCTTGCTGTAGGAGTGGGAGAATTGCTTTTGACAACAACTACACTCCCCATAAGCAATTACATTGTCGTCGTTCATCGGATCGGCTTTGATGGATAGGCTTGGGTGTATCATGCATATTCCCTCCAAACTCTGCGCGCCGGTGCATCTTGACCAGGCTTGGCGCCTCTGAAACCCTCGGAATGCAGCCGGCGGCACAGCACAGAAAACGGAACGATACCCGTCATGCCATGCATCCTTGCAAGACCATGCTGATCTTCAAACACAATCGAGAAGTCGGACATGCGGAGACTTCGCAGAAAGCACATTGGTTCTGAAGCGAATATCTCAATATCCATATGTCCGCCTGGAAGTATGTTCAGACCCTTATCCTTGAGCCGTATTGACATGGCTGCGACAAACCCGCACGGGGGCATCCAGAGAGCGGCAATACTCATCCCACCACGACAAAAGAGCGTGGCTTGGCTGAATACACCCTCCATGTGTTCCAAAATGATGTCTTTGCTACCGCAGTCGCCCTCGATTCTGGTGTGCAATCGGTTTCCTTCAAGGACGAAAATGGATATCGGGACGCCCCCGTGCTCTTGAGGCGCCCCGATAATCCGACCAACGTCTCCGACGATCGTTGGCTTGATCGAAATCATATCACACTTTCGAGCGACGAAGGCGGAATGCGTTCGTGTAGCAGCCATTACCCTGAAACAGAGGCTTTTGGAACTTTCCGCCCGCACGGAAACCATGCAGCATCATACGACGCAGATGGCTTGCTGGCTTGCGCACACCAGCACGCTTGGCGAGTTCATCAATGGTGCACCACTGGTCATTGGCGGCTGCATGCAACTTCTTGATGGCGCCGACCACCGCCAGGTTGGTGTCTCGCACATTGCGGCGGGACTTGGTGCGCCGTGCAGGGGCAGCGTTCAACTTGGGGGACTTGCCGCCAAGAATGTCGCCCACGGTCATGGATCTGAACTGTTCTGCCAACTGCTTTTGGATGGCTTCGATGGTGCTCTTTGTGATTGTGCTAGCGATGATCTTTTCGATGCTGTTCATGTGAATGTCTCCTGTGTATGGGGTTCTCCTAACTCTGCGCGCCGGTGTTTCCTACTTGCAAATCCTCATTTCCCAGTTGGTCATGTCGAAGTTGCAATGGAAACGTGAAGGCCTTGAATCGGAATCTTGAAGTTCTTTGTCCCACCAATCAAGGCATATCATATTCAATATGTCGCGTTCAAGCGAATCCTCAAAGTCTATTCCAATGGGATAAAATGGAACCTTGAAGCGCTTTGACCTAGATAACAGTCTGTGCAGATAACACTCCCACTCGGATTTCAGGGTGGCAAACCTTTCCCATTCGTAGTTATCTGCGGTGACCCCAAACACCCGCAGCTCGAATTTCTGCACCGGCACGCGTGGGGATGTGACCTGCGTGCCGGAGACGGTCCCGTATGCCTGCCTCCACGCCCGTTGTAACACGAGAGGAGGAGGTTCGGGCGCAGCGTTACCAGACCGCTTGCTAGCCAGGGAACCTAGGCGATGGAAATCAATGGTGAAGTGGAGTCGATGAACCCCCCTCGCCGCGAGGAAGGCAAGAGAGTTCCCGCGTCGGCAGGCTGACTTCGCTACCTGGATCGGGTCTTCCTTGATGATTGAGTTGAGGAGAAAAGTTTCCGATGACACCCCACTCACGGCAGACTCATACAACTCCTTTGGAGCAAAATACTTGAGATCCTCGCGCCTGTAGTCTGGACATACAGAAAGCCCTGCCTTGAGGGCGTGGTAGATTGTAGGGGATCTCATAACCTCCAGGGAGGAGTCCCACGGATACGCAAGCATGGTGAGACTCTCCATCATCAACTGCGATGTCCACATGATGCACGCGGAATCGAAGGCTGTAGCATTGTCAGACATTCACGACCTTCAACTTCTTGGTGATCCATTCGGTGTGACTACTCTCTCCCGAAGACGACACATACATCCTGCTATACCCAGGATGACCAACAACGTTAGTGAAGAACCTGCCACTCGGCAGGTGCCAGTCAGTAGTGAGGGAGCTGAAGTTCATAGCCCCGGCGAGTATGGCCCCATCAACTACGGCGTTGAAGCCAGGCCATCGACCATCAAACGGTGCGTCCATCTTTGCGTCGAACTCATCAAGACGAAAGCCGCCAATGCTCACTTCAATGGATGGTTTTCCGCACGGTGAGATCAACTTGCTGATGTGAACCGCCTCTACGCCCATAGACAGCAGGACAAACCTTGAAGCCCCGATGAAGGGAGGCATTTCAATACCCATAAAACTACGGGTCTTGTCCGCAAGTCGGCAGACATCTACCACATCTCGACCATCAGTATCGGATGGCCACATCTCCGCAAGCGTGGGCCAACACACGCACATGGCAGAAGCCATGTCGGAGACTGATGCCTCTGGTCGCATAGACAAGGATGCCATCATCCCGTTTCGGAACAATGGAACCTCGCACATCTGCTGAAATGGGTGAATCAAGCATCTACTCCGATCTGAACATGACTGCCCCACGGAGGGGATTCATGGGTGGTCATCACCCAAATGGTTTCGATCCCTGGATCATCTCCGAACTCTCCGTATCCATCCGTCAGGTACACCACAATATCAACGGGGATACGGTTGCCAACCAGATGATTGAACACGGGGCGAAAATCCGTACCTCCTCCTCCCACGGGCATGGGTAGGTCGGAATAGGGACCGACCCACTCTCCGCTGTGGACATCGGCATCGCAGGACATGATGTAGACAGGGCATCCGAACTGCTTGCGGATGGAGTCGATCTCGGCATGAGCCTGCAACACAGCATCCTGACCCATCGAACCCGAAGTGTCGATGGCAAATGCGATCTTGGGGGCCTCAAAGCCGACAAGAGAGGGGATGTATAGCCCCTGATGGACGAAGCGGCGGTTACAGGGGAGGAAGGTGTAGAAGTCCTTGTTGATGCGCGACACCCCATGACGAAGCATCTGGCGAAGTTGCTCCGACCAATCGACCTTGCTCTTTAGGAAGTCTCCGACAGCACGTTCAAGGCTTTCAGGCAACTTGCCGCATTGCTTTGCCCTAGTCATCGCCGTAGCGATAGCCTGCTGCCAACCCTCTTTTGTCTCTGGAATCTTGGCCCGTGCGTCCTTGATGGAGACAGACTGACCATCATCTTCGTCGCTGTCATCATTCATGTCACCCGACATCGAACACCTGATTTTGACCTTCTTGACATTCTTGAAGATGTCCTCATAAATCTGCTCTGTGGACATATCCGCGTACTTCTCATCCAACAAGATGTCCTTCGGGATGCAGCCTTTAGGAACACGCCTTTCGCTGCCGATAACCGTGGACATCCCATCCCTGACGAGCAGATTGATGGCATAGTCGCCAGCCACATTCCATAGGAATGGATCACGCGAACCACGGCGGTCGAAGTGGGCAAACGCCACATGGAAAACCTCATGTGCAAGAATGAAGATCAACTCTCCATCGTTCAACTTGGACATGAACTCCCGTCCGAACGTGATGTTCCCATGCTTGTCCACGCAGGCTGTCGGGCAATCATCCGACATACGGATGTTGCAGGACTCCGCTAGGAGTGCGAAAAACGGGAAGTTGCGGTACATGGCGAACGTGATCCCGCTCATGCGCTCTCGTGCTGCATTTACATCATGCTGCGAGATACTGTGAGTTGTTTCTTCATTGCTCATGTCTATGTCCTCAAGATTCTGCGCGCCGGTATTACGTCAAACCGACCCGCCACCCCAAAATGCTCAGGGTGGTACGGGTGGTCTGCAAAGAGAGAACCATCAGTCAGCGAGGTTGCTGACGTTGTATTTCTCAAGAAGTGGACGATGCTTCTTCGCCCAGGCTTGCCCTGCATCGGAAACGAGGATTTTATGACGGAGAGTCTTTGCAGACTCATTGCTGCCACCTAGACACATGACGAAGAACAGACAGGCGATCTCCGCAGGAAGTTCGGCTGCGATCTCCGTACAACGCTCAACATACCCCTTCGTCAACTTCTTGGAGTCGCTGCGGAGCATACGACCAGCGATGGTAGTTGCGACAGCATAGGAGATGCTGATGCGCTTACCCGTGTGGGAGAACTGCTGCTTCCCTTCGATCAGCGCGTCGATGTCTGGCATATCCTCGATCTCCTCGCAGAAGGACGAGAAAGCCACAGCCGAGCCACGACCAATAAGAGAAGTTGTTGCCTCGATGTCCCTCCCGACAGTCTCCTCTGGAAAAATCTGCATGAACCGCGAGATACGCGCCCAGGAGCGTGGCGAAGCAAAGTTGCTGTGTTCGTCGTTGGGGGACGAACAGAGGTGGTCAGGACTGAAGTTGAGGAACGCAATGATGTGGTCGTGGATTCCGTTCTGAATCGCCCAACCCGTCCACGCCTCAACGGAAGGGACATAATCCACGATGGAGAAACGGTTGCGGAGCGGAGCAGACAGGGGATTCACATGCGCCCTGTGTGCGGACTTGTTGCCGCAGGCTACGATGTACCACCCATCCCCAAGTTTGTGAGGACCGCACTTGCGGTCGAGAATGATCTGTAGGGCGGCGTTCTGAACCGCGATTGGTGCTGTGTTGAGTTCGTCGAAGAAGATGATCCCCTTGCCATCTGCGGGGATGAAGTCGGGCAACGCCCACGCCACCTTCGTACCTCCATTCCCATCGGGGATGGTGGTGGGTAGACCGCGCAGGTCAACGGGGTCCAGCATGGACAAGCGGACGTCGATAACAGCATCGCCTTCCGCAGCCTGATGAACCATCTCACTCTTGCCGACACCAGGGGGACCGAACACGAAGGTCGGGATTCCTGTCTTGCGATTGCGCTTGATGGTGGACACAAGGTCCTTGGTCTTTGCGCCCGTATCCTTGATCTCTTTGCTGTTCATGGTTTCCTCTCTTTGTTTCTGTTGTTGCGCCCCACGCGGGACACGCTTATGTTCTTCTAATCCTGCGCGCCGGTGTCACACTGGGCAGGTTCAACACGTGCTGGTCCACCGATTAGTCCGCACGCAGTTCGCGCTCTTCGAGCTGCGCAATGCGTCGCATCACAAGGTCACCATCTAGGCGTCTGTCGAAGTTCTTGACCCCGTGATCACCCACATGCCACGCCGACCCTACTTCGCTGTTGAGAAATGATACGATGTGGGGCAGAAGATCGTCGTCAGGTGGACATTGGTTGGCAACTCCACGGATCTGGCTCACCGTTGGTCTGAAGACGGGTCCGCCATAGGAAGAACGGGTGATCGCCACCTCGATGTCAACAACGGGGGTGTTGGTCGGGATGTGGGTCATGGACCACACCTCAATCTCGCCTTTCCTCATGCGGCGGCAGTAGTCGTCCTGGCAGATGGCAAGACAATGGGACATGTCCCATCCCTCACGGCGAACCCACTCCTCATCTGCTGGCAGGGGGTAGAACATGTAGTCGCCGCTGGTGAAGCGCGACAGTTCCATCTTCTTGTCCACGGATACGATGGGAGGGGCATTCCTGTTGGTGGAAGGACGAAAGACGTGAGTCTCGTCGTCAAAAATGCTGTCATCTCTGTTCACTTGAAGCCTCTTTCTTCCTCTTCATCTGCCTCTGCCAACATGTCGTCAAGGATGTCGCCAGCCTCGATAGCATCTGCAAAATCGCGCATTTTCTTCATGCCGTAGATGGACCCGCTCAGGCTTACATAGTCATCTCCTTGCTGCCCTTGCTCGGTGTAACCGACGCTCTGAATCGCCTTCAGTACGGGGAACGACAACTTCAGTCCAGCCCTGAACTCCCGCTCCCAACGATCGTCTGTATAGATGAGTCCGTACTTGGATGTGTCCCACATCCGCTTGGGGATGAACGCATGAATCCCCACGTAAAGTTGCTGACCCAATGTCGCCGTAGACCACGACTTCTTGCGAATCGAGAGGTCAACACCCCCAATGAACAGTCTGATCTTGCGGACCTCCGTCTTGCGAGGACCGCAGTCTGCCCAGAGGCTTTTACCTCCGTAGACCGCAGTAATGGGTTGCTTGGTACGAAGCGTGATGTAGTCAGTGTTGTTCTCGTGATAATACATGAAACAATCTCCTTGCATCTATGTCCTCAAGATTCTGCGCGCCGGTGATTCATCGCCGAGTCCCCCGGCAGAAAGTCGCCAGGCGCAGGTCGTAAAATGCTTTTGTTGGACAGGTGTCCGAGCGGCTGAAGGAGCAGCATTGGAAATGCTGTGTAGGAGCAATCCTACCGTGGGTTCGAATCCCACCCTGTCCGTTCCCCAGATGGGTGGTCAGTTGGTTCATTGGTCGATGAAAGATTGTCGATCACCAGAGGCGCACTTCTTCAGCCAGGCACGCTCATGGACAAGCCAATAACTATAGAGAACCTGCCATATGTGGCCTGATCCAAATCGACTTCCGCAGAGTTCGACCAGCCCCGTGCGGCTGTCGGCGGAAATGACCCCGCCGCCAATGGCGGCGAACACCGCGTTCGTCAGACTTGTCATCACTGATAATCCTTGAAACAGGTTCATTTAGCCGAAGCAGAATCCCACCCCAGAGATCGCGTTTCTTGCGATCGATTCGCTTGGGATTTCCCGCCCGAATCAGGCGACCGCCGTCCCTAACCACCTCCGACGACCCGTCTGATCGCTCAGAGTTCCAAAGGCACATAACCTTGAAGATGAGTGAGCAGTTCGTGAAAAGAGCTCCCTTTTCGAGATCAGCCAATTTGGACTGCCACGGATACCGCGCGCGTTGCTCATCGGACATCATGTCATTCTTCCCGATGTAGTCCACTGCTTCTTGCCAGGTGTCCATGAATGGAATTAGCGCCCAAGAGCAAGCCCCAACGCTGTCAACGATGAACACGGCGATACCATTACTGTTCTCTGTTGCTGACCAAACTTTAGCGAATCCGATCCCAACAGCGCGTACTCGCACTGAGTGTGTACGCCCGGTGCTTATGTCGGGCATGGCAACCTCGTAGTACGAATTAGCTCTTTCTGGCAGCATGAAGAGCATCCCAGGGTGCGCCCATTCAATGTCACGCATCGGAGCGTTTCCAAAGTCGGTGCGCTCCATCGCTTCGAGCAGTTCGGTGCTGATGAAGTAGGTCGGACTTGCGTGTTCTCTCAAGGCTTGTATCACGCCACGCGAGACGAACCCTGCATCGGTTCCCCGGTCTCGAACGACAGTCTCGGTCGCCAAGACCCACCATCGGTAAGGGTCAACAAAGCCCGCAGGCGGATGAATCATGCGAGGAGGATTAACTATCTGGAAAAGCCCATTCGCTCCAAACATCTCTTCTCGATCTCTGATAATATCGTCCAGAGAGGCAACCTTCTCTTGAGCAGAGGACAGCAGCGTGAGATCCCTACATTCTGCGAGCGTATTTATCAGGTTGATCCCGCTAGACGAATGAATGAATTTCGATTTACTCATTCTGGATGCTCACGATGGTATGGCTAAGGGATGTCACAATCTATGAGATCTGCCACCCTCATCACCTCGGCACAAAGTTCCGAACCCGCGCTGTTTCCACGCTGTCGATGGCACTCACCTGCCATAGCAAAAGCTCCACGGAGGGCAAGGGCCAACTCCGATGCCGTCATAGTGATGTCAAAAGTGCTACCGTCGTCCGAGCTGAATGTCATCCACAAGAGACCCCTGTGGTAGTCTGAACTCTGGAAACGGTGGTTGACACCTCTATGGTCGGTGATGATCTTCATTTCAGACCTCGACCGGGCACATCTTTGCCTTCGGGAGGTTGCGGCTGATGTAGTTGCTGATCTGCCTCACCTGAGCGGCGGTGCAATGGAAACCAACATCGTAACCGTTTTTCCCGTATCCGCATCCCCAAAAAAGAGTCGGATATTTGTCTTCCAACATACGACTGGTGCGGAAATAATCACCGCTCTTGAATAGGAAACTGTAGTAGTTCTTCTTGGTCTTCATGTGTCCCCGTCCTTTCTTGGTCTTCATGTGTCCCCGTCCTTTCTTGGTCTTCATGTGTCCCTGTCCAGCACCCAATAGTAACCCGTCCAGAAGATGCGCGGTTGCATCCACTTGGGGACGGTGGTGATCCACCACCACATGAGTGGTTCGATGTGGTCGGTGATTCGGTGCTTGTCCATATCGGTGTCGCCCAAACTCTGCGCGCCGGTGTCACAGCTGCGTCATGACATCGTCGACATCAGCCTGATATTTCTGTATTTCTCTGTGCGCCTGATTCTAGATGGTACAACGTCTGTGACCTTTACATCTGAGTCATAGTTTGCGATGAAATCGTACCACCCATTATCGGATAATTCCCATGGGATTGCAAAGCCGAAAGGCTCCCGTAAGTTTCCCCATGCTCTGACGGTGCCGTCCTCAAGCAGCACGATGGTGCGGTCGCCACCCGCCGCGATGGCGGTGCAGGGGCCGAGGTCGGCGGGGACGTTGCACTGCCCGTAGTGGTTGTATCCCCACGCCCTGACGGTGCCGTCAGTGCGCAGCGCGATGCTGTGGTAAATGCCCCCAGCGACCGCAGTGCAAGGTCCGAGGTTCGTGGGGACATTGCACTGGCCGGAGTAGTTGTATCCCCACGCCCTAACAGTGCCATCAGTTCGAATTGCGATGTTGTGATAGCCGCCCCCCGCGATGGCGGTGCACGGGCCGAGGTCCGTGGTTTTCCTGCACTGGCCGGAGTCGTTGATTCCCCACACTCTGACGATGCCGTCAGTTCGTAGCGCGATGGTGTGCCAGCAACCCCCCGCGACCGCAGTGCAAGGACCGAGTTTCGTGGGAATGTTGCACTGGCCGTGCTCGTTGTTTCCCCACGCCCTGACGGTGCCGTCCTCAAGCAGTGCGACGGTGTGGCGCCAGCCCGCCGCGACCGCAGTGCAGGTGCCGAGGTCCATGGGGACGTTGCACTGCCCGTAGTCGTTGATTCCCCACGCCCTGACGGTGCCGTCAGTGCGCAGCGCTACCGTATGGAGGTCGCTACTAACCGATACCTGCAGCCATTCGTCCTTGTGTGCCCTTGGCTTCTTGGTTCGATGTTCAAACGAATTGATAAGCGCCATATCGGTGCTCCGCTCCGTCGTGCGCGCCGGTATCAGAACTGCGACATCAGCCTGATGTTTCTGTATTTCTCTGTGCGCCTGATTCTGGCTGGTACAACATTTGTGACCCTTACATTTGAATCATGTTTTGCAATGAAATCGTACCACCCATTATCGGATAGTCCCCATGGGATTACAAAGGCGAAATCTAAGTTTTCCCACGCCCTGACGGTGCCGTCCTCAAGCAGTGCGATGGTGTAATAGGCGCCCCCAGCGACCGCAGTGCAGGGACCGAGGTCGGCGGGGACGTTGCACTGCCCGTAGTGGTTGTTTCCCCATGCTCTGACGGTGCCATCAGTTCGTAGTGCGATGGTGTGGGTGTTGCCCGCTGCGATAGCGGAGCATGGGCCGAGGTCCGTGGGGATGTTGCACTGGCCGGAGTAGTTGTCTCCCCACGCTCTGACGGTGCCGTCCTCAAGCAGTGCGACGGTGTGTCCGAGTCCCCCAGCGATCGCGGTGCAAGGTTCGAGGTATTTGGTGATGTTGCACTGTCCGTCATAGTTGTATCCCCATGTCCTCACGATGCCGTCAGTGCGCAGCGCGACAGTGTGGTAGCCGCCCGATGCAACCGCAGTACAGGGGCCGAGGTCCGTGGGGACGTTGCACTGACCGTAGTCGTTGGATCCCCACGCCCTGACGGTGCCATCAGTTCGTAGTGCGATGGTGTGGTGGCCGCCCGCCGCGACCGCAACGCACGGGCCCAGATCAGTGGGAACGTCGCACTGACCGGAGGAGTTGATTCCCCATGCTCTGACGGTACCGTCAGTGCACAGTGCTACCGTATGGAGTTCGACAACCGATACCTGCAGCCATTCGTCCTTGGGTACCCTTGGTTTCTTGACAAGCGCCATATCGGTGCTCCGTTCCGTCGTGCGCGCCGGTGTCGAACCCACGTGCCAGCAGGGTAGTAGGGTAGGATGGGTGCGCTTGCGTGCCTGGTGCTTCGTCATGACATCGTCGACATCAGCCTGATATTTCTGTATTTCTCTGTGCGCCTGATTCTGGCTGGTACAACGTCTGTGACCTTTACATCTGAGTCATAATTTGCGATGAAATCGTACCATCCATTATCGGATAGTTTCCATGGGATTGCAAAGCCGAAAGGCTCCCGTAAGTTTCCCCATGCTCTGACGGTGCCATCAGTTCGTAGTGCGATGGCGTGGTGGCCGCACGCTGCAACCGCAGTGCAGGGGCCGAGGTCCGTGGGGATGTTGCACTGGCCGTATTTGTTCCATCCCCACGCCCTAACAGTGCCATCAGTGCGCAGCGCTAGGGCGTGATAGAAGCCCGCCGCGACCGCAGTGCAGGGACCGAGGTCGGCGGGGATGTTGCATTGGCCCTGGGAGTTGTATCCCCATGTCCTCACGATGCCGTCGGTGCCCAGCGCGATGGTGTGGTGGCTGCCAGCATCGATGGCAGTGCAGGGGCCGAGGTCCGTGGGGATGTTAAGCTGGCCGTTGTAGTTGCGCCCCCACGCCCTGACGGTGCCGTCGGTGCGCAGCGCGATGGTGTGGTAGCCGCCCCCCGAGATGGCGGTGCAGGGGCCAAGGTCTGTGGGGACGTTGCACTGGCCGTAGATGTTCCATCCCCACGCCATGACGGTGCCGTCGGTGCGGAGTGCGATGGTGTGGTAGCCGCCCCCCGAGATGGCGGTGCAGGGGCCAAGGTCTGTGGGGATGTTGCATTGACCCTCATAGTTGCGTCCCCACGCCCTGACGGTGCCGTCAGTACACAGTGCTACCGTATGAAGTTCGACAACCGATACCTGCAGCCATTCGTCCTTGGGTACCCTTGGTTTCTTGACAAGCGCCATATCGTGCTCCGCTCCGTCGTGCGCGCCGGTATCAGAACTGAACGCTCCCAGCAGGGTTCGAACCTGCGACCTCAGCTTTAGGAAAGCCGTGCTCTATCCAACTGAGCTACGGGAGCCTGCAGCTGATCTTACACGCCGTCAGCGATGAGTTGTCCACCCTTTGCGGCCGACTCAAAGCAACTGGTAGCAGCAGCGAAGAGGCTGATTGCATCTTCTTCTGTTTCTGCCTCGGATGACTTTTGCACCAGCCGCATACCGACATTCCAGGCCATCTTGCGGGACGGATCCTTCTTTACGGCAGCACCTGCTTCAGCCATCATGAGGATGAGACGTTCGGCGTTGAGATCGGAACTTCTGATGGACACTCTTGCGACTCCTTTTAAGTGGTGGTGCGTGAGGATGAGGCGAAAACCTGTCCGTTACCTGTCAAGTATACGCATTCGGCATGGTACACTGGAGAACCATCTCCTGCCCTGACAAAGGTTTCCACCTCATACGGATTGTAGCGTATGTGTACCCCAGACTCAGAAAGCTTCCGATTTCCTCTGAAAAAGACGATCCCTACCACCCCTGCGTGGACATTCTTAGACCTCTCACGCAAAACACGAGCCCGTCCTGCGGCTGAGACCTTGAATGTTGCCCCCTTCACCCAGACCTCGTCACAGTGTGCCACCACCCTACCTGTTGCAGTGCTTTTCACAGACCAGCACCCCTTGTGTAGGTTCCGATAAACAATGGCTCGCATACCATCAGTGTTCTTCATGGCGTGGTCATGATGGAGGCAATCAGTAGGGAAAGAAGTGGGTCTGAATCGATACGACATTGAGTTGCTTTACGAACCCACTCATGTTTCATTTCACCCTGCGCGTCGGTGTCAGATTTCGATCAACCCGATCAGACTGCGCATGTTTCCGTGCTTCATCGCCGACATAGGTACCCAGGGGCGAATGTCGGGATTTTTGGCGACAATTTCACGCATCAGACTGTGCCACTCCTCAGTTGCGTGTTGAGAGCAGAACTTCTTGTAGTTTTGACCAAGTGCGCCCGCCCGACCAGAGACTGGAATCCTGCTGGCATGCCTTTTGACATTTGGAGCATAGTGATTCGTTACAACTACGGACCCGTCTTCAGCCTCAAGGTGCTGAACAAGCATATCAAAGTAGCGCTGATCAATAAGTTCTCGACGATGCTCCACCTTAATCACCTTGTGCCCTGGGGTGGGCAAAAGTATGGGTGCATCCTTCTGTTTGCAGAGCTTGATTCTGCGATGCTCCTCATATGGCGACAACTGAATGGCCATACCGTTTTCCATCACCCCAATCACATGCTTGTTTTCCGTGTCATTGAACGATGATGTAGTGATTAACCCCGAGAACTTGAGATCTTCTGGGACGAAGTCGGCGATCTCCGAGCCTTTTTGGCATAGGCTCCCGTCTTTCAGGAGCACCACTGGGGAAGCATATGTGTTCTTGGACGCTGCAGAAGCAATCTGCACAACTGGAGACGGCGTGGCATGCCAGACCCAGTTAGGACAGTTATTCTGATCCTTTGACATCTTCCAGTAACCACCATCTCCAGAAACAATTGACATCCGTGAGTCGTAGAGCATCTTCTTAGATGTCATCCAGGCCTGAGATGTAATTGCAGTGCAACCGCGATGACAGATCTGTAAGTCTAATCCTGAACCAGTCTGATAATTGTCGCAAATGATCATGTCACCATTGGAAATCTCAGCGATCAAGGCGACACCACTCGCATCTTCTTCGATAGAGACGTACCTGAGTCCCACAGGCAGAGGGGGAGCATGGGGGAACCTTTCTTTGTACTCAGGAATCTGCCCAACGAACCTGATGGTTCCATCCCCCAGAAGGATGAAAGTTGAATTCGAATTTTTACGATATATAACAGAGTAGATCGTATCGCCACCCCTGGTCGAAAAAAGCGTATATGAGGATGTACTGTTCATGTCCATATTGAGACCAAAATCTTGCGCGCCGGTATCACAAGATCAGTGGGCCGACGCCTGCTCGAGAATCTGTTCCATCTTCGGGGTGAGCATATCAGCGAAAGGGATCATAGTGGCATCAATGAATCCCAACGATGTCCCGGAACTTGGTGAATTTGCAAAGGGTATGTCAAGGTGCTGCAACGAGTTGTGGAAATTTGGGTCTTCAAAAACGAAAATAGTACGCAGTGAAGAGTTCGTCGCCCTGTGCGACTCTGTCAACGAAAAACTGATCGATGGTTCAGTGCTGGCAAAGATGATCAAGGATGAGAGGCGTGGCAGGAGGTTTCTTCTTGATTCCCCTCCTGACATGACGCCGAAGTTTTCCCCTGATGAGGCATGGAGCATGTTGGTGGCACACTCGAAAAGATTATCAGAACTTTCCGAAATGATCTCATCATATGACTTCCATGGATACATGTCTATAGAGATGGCCCATAAGTTGGGTGGATTCGCCTACACATTTCCATTTGACATGGCTGCAGTTTGCCCCTATGGTGGTCTGAATGGAATGACAGGTTTGCTGATCGCCGAAGGCATCCGTCTCAGGTTGGGGCTCCCCTTCTGGGGATGCAAAACCAACAAGGATGAATGGAAACGAGGATTGACCATGCAGTGCTCTCGTGGCGAACATTTTTCGGATGCGTCCGTAATACCACCAGGAACCCTCTTCGGTGCCCAGCTGGGACCAGGAACCTGAAACACCGGCGCGCAGAGTTTGAAGGACATATAGGTCACCCGACCCGACAGCACGGTGCCGACGGTCGCTTGACAGGTTTCTACACAGGAGGTACCCACATGGGTAACTCAGCCTCATACAAGCCCTTCGATCCACAGGCAGGCAGTGCGCCCGCCCTGGTTGCAGTGCTTGCAAACAAACTCCTATCCAAAAAGGAGTCGCTTGATGGACACGAACGTTTCCCCGATGTTGAGGGCGCAGTGCTCGAGAATGTCGAACGTTGTGGAGATTTCGAGATGCTCATCTTTGTCGAGGGTTCCGCCCAGGTTGACAAGGGTGTCAAGGAATATCCAAGGATGCCAATCGCCCAGGCACTGGCGGAAGCAGTGCTTGTCACCTGGAATTCGCTCCCCAAGGGGGCGAAAGAGAAGATTTTCTCGCGGGCGAAGGAAATTGCAGATTCAGTGCGTTCTGCAGACGCAGCAGGCAATACCCTGCCGACCAAGAGTAATGATAAGCTCCTCTCTCTTGCCAGCAGCGTCGCTCAAGATGTCGGCTCCATCTTCGAGCAGCCCCTCTCTCAAAAGAACAAGGCGCCATCTATCAGAACTGTGGGCACTGCATACATTCTTAATGCAGAGCTCAATAATGTCCGCGTTTCTGAGGTCATAAGCCCCGGTAATCAGGTTTTGGGCACTGTCGCAGAACTCGTTGCAAACGACCGTGATGTCGCTGCAGAACTAGGCGTCAGCATCCGTACTGCAAGAAAGATTGCCAGGCAGGTTCAGGCCACCCGCAGGGGTTCCTGAAAAAAAGTTTCACAAAATCCCTAAATTTTCTATTTTGGGGCCTTGCAAACAGTCAGGTTTTAATTACAATGTTGTGATTCTGATGGGAGCGTTTCCCACAGATGAACAACGCATGACACAACCCAGAAAGGGTAACTTGCTATGAAGATTGATCAGCTCAACAACACTCTCTCCGTCCTCTCCCGCGTCACCGGCGTCCGTATGGAAGATGCCACCGTCCAGATCGGTGAATTTAATTTCACCATCGGCCAACTCACTGATGGTGTGCCGACTGCGGCCGATCTCGCCCGCAAGGCGGTCATCACCAAGCGTCCTCGCCAGTCTGGTAGAAAGCCCAAGACTGTCAAGGCCGCGAAGGTCACCAAAACCGTCAGGCGTCACAAGCGCAAGGCGAGCGCGGTGGCTGCTTCTGATGACAAGCGCAGCGTCGGTAAGCCTGTCAGTCCCGAAGGTCTGCACCGCCGCGAGCTCATCATGAATGCTCTCCGTGGCGCTGGTGGTCCAATGGCACTGGCAGCCTGCGTGCAGGCCGTCCTGCCCGGCATGGAGAAGTTCATCCTCAACCACAATGGCAAGTGGAACGATACCGTGTCGACCACCCAGAACCAACTTATCCGCTACGATCTGAAGAAGATGGCTGAGCGCGGCATCCTCTCCAAGCACGGAGATGGTCGCGACACCACCTTCCGCGTCAAGGCAGACTAAGTCAGCAGGACACAAAAAATGGGGCGGGCGCCATATGGCGTCCGCCCCATTTCACTTATTTGATATCCGCTCACCTATAGCAGCTATTCCACATATTGCTACAGCTATCACTGGCATCATCGTGAAAAAATATCCACAAATTACATCCATATCAATCTCCTGATTTCTTCCAACCTCCCCCACGCTTATTGTACCACTGAACCGCCCAACCGTTAGCGTAGGCACTCGGATAGACATCGAATTTCTTCTTGGCTGCAGCCTTTGCCCGTGCCCACAGGGACGGTTTTGTTGGTTTGTTCTTGCCTGCAGTGTGTATCGTCTCACCTGACACGGATGTCTTGGTCTCGGGGTCAAAACTGGTGGTCATGTTTCCAGACGCCCCCATGTCGCCAATCATGTTGGAGCCATCCTGACCGTAGAACCCGGTCTGCATCATCCCTGATGGCTCTACATCAACCTCGATGGGACCTGCAGGACCAGCCTTGCTCTGGAGATAGCCAGCCACCTCCATAATATCGTCATGAGCTGTGGAAACATGATCAACCACCCAGCTGTCGCTATCCTCCACCATGTCAGCCATTCCTGCGGCAGCATTTGCCATCTCTGCGGTCTGTTCAAGTTTTTGGCGAACCATGGAAGAGGCCTCTCCGGCCTCCTTCTTCATGGCACCTGCCAGCAGGTTCCAATCAATCAGTTGGGGGATCTTTTTCATGACTCCTTTTTTTTATACCGATGTGCAGGAGTTCCTCCTTCGTATCATTGAACCATGAAAGAAGACACAGAAAATCTCATCCGTCTCGAAAGGATCAAAGGTCGCATAGAACTCCTAGATACCATCTACACCCAACCCATTCCAAAGCAGATCGTGGAAGACCTCAGATGGATGGAAAAGAAACTGCGCGAGCACCTGACAAACGAATCCAAACAAATGAAGTTTACATACTTGTCGCCTGAGCACTCTGGGGAAACCCCCTTCGATGTGGAGAGGGGTAGACAAAAGCAGAATGTGACTGGCTCTACCAACAGACCGCCATCAGGTCCATTCAAACAATTTGAGACCCAGGAAGAGATGAAGGCAATTAGTTGGACGCCGATGGAGGGGCACTTCGGGTTGCAACAGTGGAGGAATTTGGACAACTGGCAGAAAAAAATCTGAAAAAAAAGTTGGAAGGGAACGACAGGAAGCCGTAAGTTGAGTGTGTAATTTTTTGGGGGGCGAAGGGAATCGACTGGCGGTTCCACGTTCCAGACGCGTGCAAGGGCTGGTGGGCAACCTTACAAAAGCCGACCAAACACAAGCGCCAACGAATCGTTGATGCTACAAGCAGCCTAGGCTGCCACGGGTGAGTCAGGATTCCCCTGCCTGGCACACCCCCAAACAGGGGAGGCTCACTGACAGACCGTCTTCCGGGTCTTCGGTGCTGAGACGACAGGAAGTCCCGATGGATCACCCACCCGTGAGGTGACCTGAGGCAGAATGATCACGGGAGACGCACGTGGTGTCTGGCGCGATGGACTGAACAGCACGGGGGTTCGAATCCCCCCGCCTCCACTCAACAACAGCCCATCGGAAATTTCCAATGGGCTGTTTCTTGACGCGTATGATTGGTCTGAAGCAACCATATGGCGGGCGTAACTCAACAGTAGAGTCTCTGCCTTCCAAGCAGATGGTTGCGAGTGCAAATCTCGTCGCCCGCTCTTTCCGTGGTACTCACTCTTACACAACCCAATACCTATGCAGTACATCACCAGGAACCAAACCTATGCAGGTCGCCACAAAGAAGAAGATCCAGAGACCAAAAAACATGGTCAACTCCCTGAACGGTCAGATGTCCATGTGGACAACGGATGTGATGGGGGTGCGCCGAGCCCACATCAGGTGTCCCCATTGCGACTGAGTAGCCACCCTCACCCGTTCCGGGATCAGATCACAATGGAAGTGGCTCCGTGCCACCGGGGAATGGATGTGTCAAAGTTACAGGAGCTTCCTGTGAGCACTCGCGACACAGTTGCCCACTGCAAAGAACCACTAGACATTCACGTCTATAAGGAAATGCTCGATAAAGAGAATCTATACATCGAACTCTATCAAGATGCAGGGAATTCCATCACCAATTTCAGGATCCCACTTGGTGTTGCCCTTGCGATTGCGTGCCGGTTGATGCCCACTCTTGCAGAAACTGAACGGTACGCCGCCATGACTGACGAGGACATCATTTCCCACTGCAGTGCTGCAGTGGAGGAGCGCATGTCCGCCCACGCCAACATGGGTGGGAGACCCTTTTCTAGCATTGACCAGCAGGTCGAACGCGACGTGGCAGACATGAAGAAGAGCAGAGAAAATTATCGTCACATCCTCCAGGTGGTAGATAAGGTGGAATGCGGTCTTGCATGAGGTACGACAGAATCATCGCAGAGCCGCCTCCAATTGTGAGGATGGATGTACTGCGCAGGTGTCTCGAAGATGCCGCCCTCATGGTGAAAAACCTCGACAGAAAACGACGACACTTCTCCTTCGCAGTACGTAAGGGGAGGATAATATGTGTAGGTCAGAACATCCCACGAACCCACACCATGCCGTCAAAGTATGGGTATCGTGGGGACTGGCCACATTCAGAACTTGATCTGATAATACGCATGGGTAGAACAGTTGGCTGTACGATGATGAATGGCTGCACGCTGGTGAATGTCAGTCTCAACAGTCGAATGGGGCTCAGAAATAGCCGTCCGTGCCCAGTCTGTCAAACATGGATATATGAAGTTTTTGATCATTCCATATACACCACCCCCAATGGGTGGGAGACCCTTTTCTAGTCAATTTGTGGCCTCAATGGACACAACATCGATATTATTTCAGAAAAAATGACAAAAAATCACCGAATCGCCGAAAAAACTACCTAAATAGGCCAGTTTTACACTTGCAATCAGATCAGAAGTGTATTATGATCTGAAAGTATGTTATCCACAACCGTTTTCCATAGAAGGAACAACATGAACTCAGAAAAGTTTGTAACCCGTAGAGAAGATCCTCCACGCGCATTCGTTTTCCCCCCAAACCCAGTGATGCCACGGCAAGTCATGGTTGGTATGACCACATCACTTGCCAGTGCGCTAGCACATGTAATCAGAGATATCTTCGAAGGCGAGCCTCCCACCACCGAGGCAGAGCGCGAAGTCCTCTCACTTGCCTCGAAGATCGAAACACACATCGCAATCGCAGCAGCAAAGACCTCAGCACGTCGTGAACGTTCTCAAAGTGACCCAGAGTGGGAATGAGTGGCGTATGATGATCGCGTTGGGCGATTAGCTCAGCGGTCAAGAGCACGCGACTCATAATCGCAGGGTCACAGGTTCAAATCCTGTATCGCCCATTTTTCATCATCATCCTGAAAGGAAACACACCATGTCCAAAGAATATCTTTCATCGTCCAAAGAAGGTTTTTCATCTACCCTCATCACCATTGGCGGATGCTTCTGCGTTGCCGCCGGAGCCATTGCGTCCACGGGATCTGCAGGACTCAACTACATGAATGTGAATGACGAAGCTCTCCACCTTGTGGCAGGATGCGCCATCTTCGGTGTCGCCATCCTCACCATCGGTGTCTGCCTCATCTACTGGGGCGTCCATTCTAAATTTAAGTTACAAAACACCCAAATTCTGGAGATGGAAACACGCATCTCGAACATAGAGATCAACTTCAATCGACAGCAAGAGATGGACAGCATCGTTCGTCTCCATGAGGATGCGGAGTACCGCAGGAATATCGAAGACAGGATCAAAGACCTCTTCAGCCAATTCGAGAACAGTCAACAGAAACACAGAAACAAGATTGATGTTCTTGAAGCAGAACTACACATGGAAAACTCCACACATGGCACAAGATCCACCCCGCGCCGCCGCATAGAAGGCGAAGACCGCTGATCCACAACGCTGCGCGCCGGTGTGCCCTCGAGGCCTGAGCCAGAACACCGGCGCGCAGAGTTTGAAGAACACCTATATGAACACCAAAAGACCCTTCACCATGTCAGAACAGGAAGAGTGGGAGCGTCTGCGTGAACTCACAATCCGTCTCCGCAGACCCTTCCACCCCGCATACCGTTATTCGGACTGGGCGGCCTTCTGTCGGGCTGGCAAGCCATGGCATAACCACGGCGACCCCAATTTCAAAGATCTCATACACGGCGACAAATGGCGCCAGCTTGAAGCATTCGAGGAGGCCCAGCGACGAAAACCCTCACGGCAGCAGCTGATGGCAGAGGCTCGTGCCATGTTTGGCATTCCCGACCGTAGGACCACCCCGCCTCCGCAAGCAGAGCCGCCACCAGAACTGATCCCCGCAGCTGCCCGCTGGCAGATGTTTGCTGAATCACAGGGTGGATATGGGGCAACTGGCATCACCCCCAGTTCCCCCGACAAGCAGATCCGCGATCACCTTGATGGCATCGCCCGCAACGGTTTCAAGCCACCACCTGGTCTCAGCCTGGTCTGAGGTAGAGATGCCGGCACGACACATCGGATATGCCTGTTGCAACAACAGGCTGGGGGCGGAGGGTCACTCCACCGCCCGGACATTCCGCATCGCCAACTTCTCCCGATCAGGGGCGGCCCTTGCCGCCGCCAGGAACCTGGAGGCGCTCCGCAGGATCGTCATCTGGAACGTGGAGAACGGTGTCCGAATTTTTCGGGTGGGGTCAAACCTGTTCCCGTTCGCCGACCACCCCCACCTGGGGTACGGGATCACCCACCTCGAACCTGATGTCCAGGTCACCAGGCTGTGCAGGGAGGTGGGAGACATCGCCAGGGGTGGGGGGATGGAACTCACCGTCCACCCAGGACAGTTCGTCTGCATGGGCAGCCCCAAGCCAGCGGTGGTGGACACCTCCTCCAGGTGCCTGGAATACCACGGTGAGATGGGTGAACTTTTCGGGTTCCCCGGCTGGAAGACCGTCCTGCATGTGGGCGGCACCTACGGAGACAAACACGGCACCCTCCTCCGCCTGGGGGAGAATCTGGGTCGGCTGAGCAACCGTGCCCGTGCCGGCCTCCTTGTGGAGAACGACGACAAGAGGAGCGGATACTCCGTCCGTGACCTGGTCGCCTGGGGCGTACTCCCCGTCGTCTTCGACAACCACCACCACCTCCTGCACCCAGACGGGTTGGGTGAGGAGGAGGCGGCACTCCTGGCAGCCACCACATGGGGGGACAGGACACCCAAAATCCACATCTCAGAGCCGTGCCCAGTCAGGGGCGGCCTCTGCCGTGACCATGCAGAACTCCCCTCACGCCCACATGTGGGGTACAGCCACACCTATGACGCAGTGATGGAGTACAAGGGGAAGGAAGATGCCCTCTTCCACATGAGGAAACTGATGGGCTGCTAAAAAAACGACAGAACCCCGGGGAGGTGCAGCCGATAAAGATTTCGTATTCTTCATATGAAGAATACGAATATTTAGAAGGAGGTGCCACATGGCATCAGCAAAGGGCGGATCATCCGCAATCGGAAGGAGAGCACGGAAGGCACAGGCCGCCGTGAAGACCATGAACCGCAAAACTGACCTGCGGATCAAGACGGCTGCAAAGGCCAAGAGGAGAGCTGCAGAACCGTAAAGGTTCCCAGTGCAGACATTCTAGGAACCACCGGTGGATGTACGAAGGAGGGGCTCCCAGCAGTGGGAGCCCCTGTCATTTGCCCAGAGACTTGGGCTCTATCTACAACTCATCAGAATCAGGAACGTGGAGAACGGTGTCTGTCAATGGATCATATATGCGGGCACCGTAGGGTCCTGCACGTTGTTCTTTTTCTTTCTCCACCCCCGAGTGGGGTGACACAGGTTGTGAATCATTTACGACTCTCCATTTGTCCAACCACTTCTTTGCCGCTTTTTTCTCTGCCGATGTTCCATGCTGGAAGAGAAACTCGTGCGCCTGTGTCTTGTTCATGCCGCCCATGATGTTCGCAAACACATCGTTCATCTTGACAGTTTTTCTTGCAATGTTGAGCATATGTTTGCTGAAAACTCCCATGCCCCCATCATCATCATCGCGCACAACCGCATCGCCGACAGATGCTTGACGAATGTAGCCCTGTTCCCTGCCGATTCTCAACCAGTCAGACTTTGATAACTCCGCCGTGTTTGACAGCACCAATTTTCCGCCATCCTCCACCCAATCAAAATGCGACAACCCCCAAAGCTTTTCCGTGCCATGTATTGAAATAAATGTGTGGGAGAGCGTGTTGACCGAACATTCATCTGTCTCCCATCCGACGCATGTTTTTACGGAATCGCCTCTCTTTTAAGGCTTCAGCTTCATCCCTATCAGCCTCTTCCTGCTCCCTATCTTCCCATGCTTCACCCTGCATCCGAGCCATCGCAGCCGTCGCCCCGGATGCGCGGGAACGGGCGGCCGCCTGGTCAGCTTCTCTTCTTTCCCTCTCTATTTTGGCAAGCCGCGCTTCACGAACAAAGCCAAATTCCCTGCCTATCCTCAACCAGTCAGACTTTGATAATTTTATCATTTTGGACATCGCATATATCCTCCACCAAAATTACGGCTGCGATCATCTCACTCCTCCTCAACACCATCCAAAAGGACATGATCACCCCAGAAACTATCCGTTTAAGAACGGGCTTCCTGTGCTCAATGACGGGTCACCTGGCTCCTTGTGAACCCCAGAACCGCCGTAGGCGGTGGGAGCATCCTCACCGCAACCACTCCCAATAGACAATTATAAAAATAATGCCTCTACGCATCAATAATGAGGTTTTTTATACAGAGTGTCGTCAGGTGGGGTGATGTGGGGGAAGATGGGGAATTATTTTTAAACATCCTCAACCACATCCTTGGTAACTCCCCCAACACACTCCTTCTTCACCCATTTCCTCTCCACCCACCTCACCCCACCCCCCTTCGGGGACGGTGTCACTCCTCACTATGCTGAGCATTCTGCCTCTGGGCATTCTGCTGCCCCTGGGCATTCTGCTGCTGCGGAGCATGTTGCTGCGGAGCATTCTGCTGCGAAGCATTCTGATGCAGAGCATGTTGCTGCAGGGTGCCCCACACTGGGTGTCTCCACCTGTGGAACAATTTTGGTGTCCTTGTGGGCGGTGGGAACCTCATCCCCGACGGCCCATATGGTTGTGTGTTGACCCCCAGGTGGGTTGCCCCCCTCCAGACAAGTTCCGTATCAGTGACGAGCATCAATCTCCCTCCATCAGCTGCACAGAGGCTCCAGGTGAGGTGTCTTGGGTCTGTCGGATGACCAGGAGGGGGTTCTGTATAGTATGTCATCAGGTGGGTTCCAGACCACCTGGTGGTTCCATGAACACCCTCAACCCTGGACCCATGAAGTTCACCACGGTGGAGGTGGTGTGGGGTTCCCTGGGGGTTTGGGTATCTCTGAACAAGGTCGTCAGGTGGGTCTATATCCGTGTTCCAGAGGCCACCATCCCACCCGTTTCGGAGCAGTTGGAGTGGGGTGTCTGGGAGTATCACCCCGTGGAGATTCAGGAGAACGCCTGCACCCGCTGCCCCTCCTGGCGGTAGGTGGAGCTGGATGAGGGTCCCCTTGAGCTCCTGGGTCGTCCCATCGACCCCCCAAGGGAGGAGGGCTGTCACCCTCATTGGCGGCGTGGGGAGGTGCAATGGTTGTCTCTACCTCTTGAGGGTGGCGATTGGCGGGCATGATTCTGCCCGGACGCTGAGGTTTACATCCCACTCTCGCCCTTCCCGTGGGGGTTCTGCCGACGGAATGCCCTGCAGCATGGGGGTACTTTTGAACAATTCTTCTTCTTCTTGGGGTGGAATGATGTTCAGCAGGATGAAGGTCTGCAGAATGATGCTCTGCAGAATGATGCTCTGCAGTTCATCTTCGGGGGTGAATTCATCTCCGAGGATGGGTTCGTCTTGGGCAGGGGGTTCGTCTTGGGCAGGGGGGTTCTGTGGCGGGGTCTCCTCCAGCAACGGTGGGGAGGATGCTCCGGCGGGGTGGTGGGGATGGTCTGTGCTGGGACATCCACCCACCAGGAGAAAAAGCATGAGTGCACAGATGGTGATGATGGAGATTAGAGAAAGCCCTCCTATGGAGTTCTCTCCTTCTGCATTGGTTCTATTTTTCACGATCTGCTCCCTCTCTTTTCTCCCCTATACATACATATCTTACCCCATCATTGTACGCATCTTGCTTCTGATGTATCTGCCCCGTCTGGAATCCCGTCACCCATCTCCCAAGAGGGCTCTGGGGAAGAAGAGGAGAAGAAAATTGAGGCTGAGATGAAGAGGTGTTGGGTGGGGTGATTCCGTTGGGGTGGAGGTGTCTTTTTTTGGGGGTGGAGATGTCTTCACCCCCGAAAATTTGTGGGTGGGTGTTTTTGACACCCCGAATTTGGGAATTTTTTGGGGATTTTTTGGGGATTTTTTGACCTCTAGGGGTCGTCAACCTGCCTGTACCCGCACCGCCACAGGAGTTGCGACATCTCGCGCCCGTGGCGGCTGACCGTTTCCTCCGACGCGTCTGGCCACTGGGCATGGAGGGCCTCATGGATGATGGTCTCGAGCTTCGCACGGCGCCTGAGAACCTGACGCACCCTGATCTGTCTCTTGGGGTCGGACGGGTCGCTGCAGTCGGCCCACCTGTCGTTGGGGATCTCGCTGCTGCGGACAAAACGGAACCGCCAGCGGATGCCCCCCAACTTCTGCCAGAATGAGGTGAAGGGTCTCATGTTCTCTTTTCTCGACAGGTGGTGGGATCCGGTGGGGACTGTTACGGGGGGAATCTGGCGTCGGGGTCGGATGGGGTCATTTTGGGGGGTCGCCGCCCGTATAGTTTGGGCATGGGTAGACATAAAAAGAAAATCATGGATGACCGCAGGCTCGGACGTCTGATTGCGGGGTTAGCTGGTGTGGAGTCACCCCGTGATGGTGGTGTGGTTGAGGTTTGGAACTCAGACCAGGGTGCCCCGCCGGGCGCTGGGGAGACGACAAAGGAACGCCGGGCAAAAAATAAGAATTCTTCAGAACCACTTCACAAATCGATGATTCTGCCGATCCATCCGGATGCAGCTGCGGTGAAATGTCTGCAAAACAGGGAGCTCGCATGCGCGCATGTCTACAAAACTGCGGTTGACCAGTTGAACCACCACTGCAACCTTGCAAATGGGTCCCAGGAGCGGCAGAATGTCCTGTACGCAGGGGCATCGGGTGTGTCGGGGGCCGCAAGAAAGGTTGAGGTTGACAGGTGGAAGGGGATGGTGAGGCGCAGGAGAGAGGTTTCTGGGTTGATACGCACCGCACGGCTGGCGGGGGATGTGGAGGGGGTGGAAAAACTTGAGAGGGAGCGGACGAAAATTGACGAGGGGTGCCGTCGGCTGGGGGATTCACTCTTCGGTGGGAAGGTGGGGGGTGGAGCGGGCGCGGACACGCCGCTCGCCGCCGCATTCGAAGAATTTCGCAAGAGGTGGGGCTCGTACAAGGGGAATACACACTATTTCACCAGGGCGCTACTGCGTGGTAAACGTTGGTGTGAGGTCGAAGACCACGTGTGGGGCCTGCATGATGATGGGGCGGGTGGTGACATCCTCGACGGGTGGGTCGGAGCTCACCTCTCCCCAACAAATGTGTGCGAAATTGCAAAGGAGGTGGGTAAAAATTTCTCAAACGGCATCCGGAACAGCGGTCACGGAAACCGTTTCCGCCTGCGTCGGGGAGGACGCAGACATCGGTGCGGCACTGGCGACAGGACAACCTCTCTGAACGGTGGGAGGCTTGTTTTGATGAGTGATGGAACATTCTACCTCCTTGTGCGGAGGAGTGGTGCCAGCAGAAGGATCATCGGAGACCGGCCTGAGAATGTTCACAGGATCAGGTGTTCCCTGAGGGATCCACGGCAGGACAAAGGAAGGCAGCGCGACGATCTGGTACACATCATCAGGGACAGGGAGGTTGTGAGCAGGGTGCGTGCGGTCATGCCAGTTTTTCATCGCGGGCTGTGGTATGTGCACATCCTCTACTCATGCAGAAAGTTGCGTGACAGGGAAAATCTTCTCCCTGGATGCACCGTTGGTGTTGATCTGGGTACTGAAACCGTCTCGGTAAACATTGTTGATGATTCGACTGGTCTCACTGTGTTCGCCGGAAAATTATCAACCGTTGAAGAGTGCAGAGGACGCGAGAGGCGGCTGCTGCGCCAACAAAAGAGGTTCAGCGAGGGGTGTCGTCTCCGAGCAACAGAGTTGGGGATCATCCGCGAAGGTGGTGCGTGGGGGGAGGGCAAACGCCTGCAGCGTAAGTTTTGGACCGCGAGAGTGAGAGATGTGCATCGCAGGATGAAGAGGACAGAGGGTCAGATCGTAGAGGCCAGAAAAAACCTCCGCAACAGGGTTGCAACCTTCATCGGCTGCATCGGCGGCCGTCTGTTTTCGGAGGGCGGAGATGTTGCGGGCTGGGCAAAAGACCACGGACGCGGCGTGGAGCGCGGTTCTCCTGGGGCATTCAGAAACGCAATGTTCGTAGCTTCAAACAGATGCGGAAGGAGATCGATTGACCTGAGAAAAAACCCCATGAAGGTTTCAGAGGGGCATCTGTATCTGGTTGATCAGAAAAAATACAGAGCAACTGGCACAGATATTTTTGAGAAGAACCCACGACGTGCGTATACTAAGTTGGGGGCAGACGTGAGGGAAATTGTCAGGAACGGTGTGACCGTTGACAGAGACCTCTATGCTGCTCTCAATCTTTCTCATCCGAATATCGACGGTACAAAAATCAACAGGGATGCTGCAATGAGAGATTTCAAACACCTCTACTGCGGCACCGACCCAGCTTGTGATGATGGGGGTCGGCAGGGACCTGTCTTTGGAGGGGTCATCCCATTCGGGAAGTTCGTGCAGATCATAACCGATTTGCACAAAAAACTTTCTGCGGGGTGATATCCAAAAATATCTCCTGAAATACCCAGCTCTGGAAACTGCACGCCTCTTTTTTGGATCCACATGTGGCATCAGCCTGTTTGTGGACAACATCAAATGGTTGCAGGGTAAAGCACTCCACACACGTGGGGTGCCCGCTAGGGCATTACCCATCTTATGGTGTCAACACCCGTCAAAAAATGGGTGATCACAACCTCTCCCACCCCCAGGGCTCAAAGAGCTGTGGTGTCAACACCCGTCAAAAAATGGGTGATCACAACAGATGAGCTGGGAAAGATCTAGAAGTCTAGGGTGTCAACACCCGTCAAAAAATGGGTGATCACAACCGATGAGTGTGCGGCAGCCATCACGATCAAGGTGTCAACACCCGTCAAAAAATGGGTGATCACAACTGAGTTGCCGAGTCTCAGGGTTGAGGTGTCAACACCCGTCAAAAAATGGGTGATCACAACCTCGTGTACCTGCATGATGCCTAGCTGGTGGTGTCAACACCCGTCAAAAAATGGGTGATCACAACCTACTTGGAGGTGCTCCAAATCTGTATTGGGTGTCAACACCCGTCAAAAAATGGGTTATCACAACCATGAACACCTGTCGGAACGCCAGCTAAAGGTGTCAACACCCGTCAAAAAATGGGTTATCACAACAGTATCTCTCTGAGCGCCAGCTCAAGGTGTCAACACTCGTCAAAAAAAATGGGTGATCACAACATTTGGGTAAAGGTGTCAACACCCGTCAAAAAATGGGTGATCACAACTAAAAGCAAGAGCGGTTCCATCACGATCTAGGTGTCAACACCCGTCAAAAAATGGGTTATCACAACTAATAGCGGTTAGGTCGATCGCGTGGGATGGTGTCAACACCCGTCAAAAAATGGGTTATCACAACTTCGCAAGAACCTCCTGGTTGAAGCTGCTTGGTGTCAACACACGTCAAAAAATGGGTTATCACAACGGTCGCCAGTCCTCGGTGTCAACACCCGTCAAAAAATGGATCATCACAACATCACAACTCAACACAAGTAAAAAAATGGATCATCACAACATCACAAATAATCACAACAACATAGCACCAAATCATGTGGTGTTGGACAGGGACGAACTGGCCGAGGCATATAGCCTTGCCCAACGCAGGATGGATGGCGTTCAGAAGATGGGGTTGCTCGACAAACACGGAGCAGCTGGTCACAAGAACTCAGAATACCACATCCTCGGGGCAAAAGGCGAGATTGCCTTCCGCAAGTTCATCGGATCTTCGGATCCTCTGACTGTCAACACATTCAGGTCTACCCCAGATGTGAGAAATTATGAGGTCAGGACCAGGAGCAGGGATGATTTTGACTTGATCCTGCGGAACGACGATTCGGACCACAAAATTTATGTTCTGGTGGTTGGTGATGGGTGCAGATTCAGGGTGGTTGGCTGGCTGCGTGGATCAGAGAAGTATCCACATGGTCAGAAGACATACGGCGGCAGGCCGCCAGCATGGTTCGTACCACAGAGTGCCCTCCACGACATGTCTGAACTGCCCACTGACGGTTAATTTGTCAAGAGTTATGATCACCCATATCTCTGCGTTTAGACTCCCACTGTGCCTGTGACTGTATTTCTGTGTTTGGATCGTTGACGAGGTATTTCACATGGAGATCTGATATATCTTTCCCGAAATCGCGTATCCCTATGAATCTCACATACGGGTTTGGGTGAAAGGCGGTGAGTGCAAGCAGTCTTTTGAATTTGGGCTTGTCTCGCTGTTCTATGCGTAGTTTATCTACTGCGGCCTCTCCCTGTAGCTGGAGATTTTCTGACACTCTTTTTGTTCCGGTTGCCCTTTCTTTCTGCATCTCTCTGAAAATATGTACAGCAAGGGCGTCCATACCCGCCTCCTCAAGCCGCAACCGTTCAGGATAAAGCTTGGTTACGCCCTGTGCTTCTTGGAGGTTTGTGTCTCCGTACTCCTTGATGGCTTCTCTTTCTCCTTCTGGATACAGGTCGAGCAGTGTATGCTCTCTGGTTTCGTCTGCCGGTTTTTTTATGATTTGGAATTTTGACAGGTTGAAATTCATGTGCGGTTGGGTCTTTTGGCGTGTGCGGTTGGACGCAGAACTTCCTTTACCCGCTCCTACTATTGACCATACTTTTTTCATTGTATTTCCTTATTTTTGTTGAAACCCCAAAAACTAGCAAGAGTATATCTAGTGTTTCCTTTTAGTTCGGTAACACCATGTCTGTGATTACAATCACCCAAATGCATTGCAACTGTTCCTGCCTTTGGTGTTACTTCAAAATTGTGTTCTGTGTAATATGTTTTACCACCCTGATAATCGTCATTTAAATAAATTACACAACCAAAATATCTTTCACCAAATAACTTATGCTGTTCTTCATTATCAGACATATCATCACAATGTGGAATCTGTTTCATTCCGTCAAACCAACGGACAACATCTAAAGTATCTGGATATACTTTTTCTTCCAAATTATATTCATTGTGAAGTGTTATTTGTAATCTTGAAATAATTTCTTTACACAACTCTTTAATGTTTTTTGGCAAATCTCTATAATTTATAGTTCTTTTGTCCCAAAAATTATTTGGAATTGGTCTCCACATATCTGTGGTTTTTGCATAATTTAATAGTGTTTCACATTCACTCTTACTCAAGAATCCATTAATTGTTTTCGCTTGAAATTGTTCCATTATTTATTTCCTTTCTATGGAAGGGACACCCATTTATTGATCTTTGGTGATTTTCAAATTTTTTCTTTGAATCCATACTCTCAATGCCCTTAGTGTATAAGGAATGATTGGAGTTTGCATCATACTTAATTTCTTCTCTCTTTTGTGCCCAACTTCTATGTTCTTTTGCAAAATCAGAGTTTGGATCTTCTCTTTGATCTATTGCATCAAATGATTCAAGATAATATCTTGGAATTGGAAAAATCGTAGCCAGTGGTTCTCCCCTGAAAAACTGGACAGTTTCGTTGGGTTTTGTCAATTTCCAATTCAATGTAAATGTATAAGGAAGCCAATCAGTTTCAACTATTGCCTCAAGTGCTTGGGCGCCATGTTTAAAATGATTTGTTGGTCCTTTTACAAATAGGTTATGTCCTTCGGATGTTCTAAAAATAAATCCAAGATATGAAAATGTTACTATACCATTTCCAAAGTGAGAACTTATAGAATTTTTTTTGATGAAGGTATTATCTTCTTCACTTTCTATACAGAAATTAAATTTAATGGCATTTTGATATCCAATATCTCCATTCCATGTTGCGTCAAAAGATATTGGATTTAAAATCTCCCACCCAAAACCATTTGCAACACTCAAAGGCAAGCAACGATATGCATGACCATTGTTGACATCCATCCATCCTCTTTTTTTTTCTGGTAAAGATACAATATAAGGACATTTTCCTTCGGGATTTTCTTCTGACATCAATCTAACTATAGTTTTATCTTTATTCATATCAATTATGTAGGATATGCCAGCAAACTTAGGACTTAGGATTCTCCCCATCTTTCTTTTTTATTTTTCGCTTCTATACGCACTTGATCTAACAAAGTAAAGTCTTTTGCTTTGGTTTCTCCCATGTATCCCCAAGCATAGCCTTCATTTATCATCAAAGAATTCAAAGACGCACTAGACGAGTCTGAGTATATCTCTACAAGCATTCGACCGTACTTGTCGTCTTTGGTAGTGCGGGCCCA